CGTCCGATTCGGTTGAGAGGTACGACCGATAGTTGATCGCCTTGCGCTCGACCTCGCTCCTGAGAGCGGAATCGGTGCGCCACGCCGCCTGATCGGGGTTGTCTGTGTCAACGATCACACTCAACCACTTGACGCCCGTAATCGCATCAGGGATCGGTATCGGGATTGGTCGTGGTTGTGGTCGTGGCTCGTCACCGGATCGCAGGATCAGTACCGAGCCGGATTGCTTGCCGATCAAATAGGTGTTGCTACCGTCAACGACCATCCACGACGACTCTGACATGGCGGGAAGGGATGTTGCCTGCCCCGTGTCTGCCATGACTGGCATGGCGGATAGCGATATCAGCAGTGTGACGACGAGCGGTTTGAGCATGATTCCTGCCAATATCAAGAGGGTTAGCTTAGACGCCCAACCGACTTTTTAAGGCGGTCAATAACTCAAGGTGAGCCGCCTTTCTGATTTGAGCCTTTTCGTCTTCGGATCTCATAGCGGCTTCTGCGAGTTTGGCGTTCGCGGCTGAAACCACCTGATCTATTGCCGCGAGAATTTCAGGATCCATTTTTATTCCCCCTTGTAAACGGCGTGCATTTGTGACTTCTGCCCGTCAATCAATTTGCCGAGATCATCGGCAGAGATCGTGCCTGGCTCACCAGAATCGAGCGTGTCAGCTATCTGGCGCAGCAGTGCTGGTAACACTGACTGGATCAATGGCACGGCTATCAGCTTGATGATCGGCCAAAGGAGAACGAATGGGATCACGGGGAAGCCCATTTTATTTCGCTCGTCGGCTGATGCGGTATCGGTCATTTGCATTTCCCACCATAACAACCGATTGCAATTGGTCGGTGAAAGATATTGGGGAAACGCCGTCTGGCAAGTTGTGGAGCCGTCGCAACGAACACGACTGGAGCCGATTGCGTACTGTTGATGGTTGTCACGGTGGTGGCAACTGTCAAGGATTCCTTGACAGTTGGGCACTGACCTTTTTGGCACGCTTGAGCGGTGACGAAAAAGAGTTCTGCGAGCATGTGATGAGCCTTGTTTTAATGGGAAATAGAGGATGTTCCCGAAACAGATTTCGGGAACATCACAAAGTCAATCAGGATCGGGAAAGCGTCGCTCAAGTTCTTTGAGTTTCAATTCCTTTTCGATCGCCATTTTTTCACGTTTCAAGCGGATCGAATAGATCGCCTGTATAACTCCCGCTGCCGTTGCCAGCATGGCGGGGATAGACCGAATGAATGCAATCACAACTGATTCCTCCGGCTGTACTGCGATATCCGCAACAGTCCAACCGGAATATAAGAACCAGATTGGAACTGTGAGAAGCGAATAATCAGCGGTGGCCGGAATATCAGTCGGTTGCATTTATGTTAGCTCAACGATGGTGGGAGTTTATCGCCTGACGCGAGGTAACGTGCAAGCTGTGCCACTGCAAATGTGATTGCAATTCCAAGCGGCGCGATGGTATCCACAATCTTAGGCAGATCCGCTTGGATCACGCCGACGGCTGTGATAGCCCCCACAATAGCAGCACGGATAATTGTTGAACGTGCTTGGTCGTAGTTGACCTGACCCAAAATATCTTTAATCACTTTTTTTCACCTTTCGTTTGCGGTCTCTTGCGGAACTCCCAAGGTGCAATCACATTGGGATCTGACCACAAGCCCCGTCTGGCTGTCTTGGCCTGTGTCTGAGCGGATTGTAATTCTTTATCGCGTTTGGCGTATTGTTCATACCAGTGGGCCATGCCAGTTTCGACCATCGTCAAACTGGCATCTTTACCACCGATTTCAACTCGTGCGAGCAGTCGTCCGTAACGGTCTTTTTTGCCCGGTTTGATCGTGACCGTTTGGCCGAATACCAGTCCTGATAGGGCTTGTTTACTAGCCTGTCCGAACGGTTGCTTCAGCTCAGGCGCGTCAATGCCGTCCAGCCTGATCTTGATCGTTTCGTCCGTCCTGACCGTGATCGTGTCGCCATCGTAAACGGCGATTACTTTGGCTTCAAAGGGTGGGGCGAACGTGAGCAGGAGCGTTGCAATTGCAATAATCATTTCAGCCCCTTTGGAACCGTGAAGCAGTGGCCCAGGACGATTCCCACTCCGAGAGCAAAGCTGAGGCTGTGCTGATTGACTTCCCAGATTGCCTCGCTCCAGGTTGTGCCGCCTGACTGCCATTTGTAAAGGTCAACCAACAGCAGCACAATAGCTGCGGTGATTAACGCGATGAAATTTGTGGCAGCAGTCCTGAATTTCATTTCACGCACCTTATGAGGATCGCCAAAGCTGACAGTATTCCAAGCAACCACGTACGAGGCTCTGGAACGGTGTTTCCAGTGATTTGGAGTGACAAGCCGGTTGCGTTCTGTGCCCATGCAATTGGATTATCTGCCGAAATACCGAGGTAATAAGTCGTGTGCGGGACCATCGGGATGTCGAGATGAAAAAATGGGATGTTGGAGAATCCAATCAGGCTGATCTGGTCGGATGGAGTGTATTCCAGCCGCATCTCGGTCATCCACCAGTCCACAGGCTTTTGCAGCACGGGATCGTAAAATGACAGGTACAACGAACCTGTGAAACCGGCTGGCTTGTAGATATTAAGCCTGTAATCCCACAGTTCGGTTGAATCTCCAGAATTAAATGCCTGATATATCCACTGGTCTTTGCCCGTGTAGACAAGCCCCGTGATCGGCTCAGATAGGTTATCAAACAATATCTCCGAGCCTTGCGTTGGCAGTGCCAGAAATAGCAGGAGCAGCAACTTTTTCATGATGTTCCGTTTGCATTTGGAGGTAGCGCCCACAACACGGGCATTTCGGCGGCGAATTGGGCGGGTGTTGGGACTGCCCGTAACCCCGCCAGCACGTCTGATTCGATCTTGTAGGCAACTTCGTAGCATCTCTGCCTGAACGATTTAGCGGCAACCCCATCAGCGGCCCATTGTGGTACCGGGCTGTCAAACCATGTGATGGCCGATGAAATAGAATCGAAGTCTCTTGGTGCAACCTGGGCGTCCATGTGCTGATCCAAGAGTTGCTTGAGGATCGCTTTTTGTGACCTCAAATAAGCCATTTGCTCATCAGGTGTGAGCGTGACCACAGCCCATATCTCGGTGACCTTCGAGCCTACCAGTTTTAACGCCTGAAGCAGTCGAGTTGTCGCTGGATTGATTGTCGGCTTGACCGAAGGCGTGTAAAGATAGAATCCGTATTGAGCGAGGATGTCAGCGTCCAGCGTGTGGAAGTTGCTCACATTGGCGAATGTCGTTGGCAACGCTTGAGGTGGGCTGATTTGACCGTTTTTGACTTGGCAGAATTGCATCTAGAGCCTCAAGAGTTGGGGTATGCGGATGTGGGTAGCGTGATCGTGCGGGCGTATTTGGTGATGCGGAGGTCGTCCATATAACCGTTGTAAGTGAAAACACTTGATTGAGTGTCTACAAACCCACTGATTCGCATTGCATTGTCAGTTAAATTGGTTGAAGAAGTAACGCTTGTTTGCGAGACCCCATCCACGTAAAGCGTGACTGTTGTACCGTTTCGGACTAATGCAACGTGCTGCCACTGATTGGCAACTCGCCCTGTTGTAGTTGATAAAATTGTGGCATTATTTAGATAAACCAGAAACCCGCCATCGTTTTCGCGAAGCATGAGACCGTTTGTGCCTGTTGCTGCCGTCCTGAAGTCGATCATTCCTCGCAGGCTTGATCCAGATGTGAGAGAATAAAACCACCCCTCAATTGTGTAATTGCCTGTGCCGAGCGCGAACACAGAATTGGCTGGTATGGTTAAGCTGTCTCCAGTGCCATCAAAATACCCTGACGCAGAACCGTATTTGCTCTGAGCCGTGCTGACTTGGGCATTTCCTGCCGCAGTTACCGCCAGTGCATTCGGCCCACTATCCACAAAGTTCGTCGATGTATTCGTGCCATCCATGTGCAGCAGGAGCGATGTGTAATTGTAGTAAGGGTCGGCCACCGTGGATGATGCGGTTGTTGGCAATGCTGCTGTGGGAGGCGTGAAATTGGAGACGTAGCGAGCGAATCGGGAGATACGGAAATCGTCAATGTAGCCATTTATGTTTTGGCTATTACCGTTGTCTCCAATTCTTAAGTTCCTTCCTGAAGTCGCTACAGTGCCAGAGAATGTACCAGTTGCCGATGAAACTCCGTCCTTATAGACGACAATGCTTGTGCCATATCTTACAATTGCAATATGCTGCCACGTGTTTAACGTCACAGCAAACGATATAACCAATTGGTTAGAAAAGCCTGTTGACGACATCTCTAACGTCCAATTTATTCCGTTATGATAAAACATGCAAGCGTAATTGCTGTACCCAAAAGCGGCGTCCACAGCATTAGTCTTAGGGGCTGGTCTGATCCAGAATTCAATTGTGAAATCACTAGACGACAGGTTGATAGCTGCGTTAGCTGCAATCGACAGGTAATCTCCCGATCCATCAAAATACCCGCTCGCTCCACCGTACTTAGCCTGAGCCGTGGAAACCTGAGCATTCCCGACTGGAGTCACCGTCAGTGCATTTAAACTGGAATCCGTAAACGTGGTCGATCCATTCGTCCCATCCATGCTTAACATCAGCGAAACGGCTGAATAGTAAGGGTCGCCGGAATCTATGACGATACCTCCACCTCCACCACCGACAGACTTTTTGCTATTGCGGATTATGTTGGCTAGCATCAGAAGTTTTGACCTCCCACATACCCTTGCCAATTCGTTCCACCATCTGAGGTGAAGAAGGCAAAGCTATCCACCTTGCCAGATGTCGATGTCAGCGTTGGAGCCGTGCCACCCGCCCACTTGATCGCCGCTGGCCAAGTCACTGCCCGTGCTGTCCCGTCAGCGGTCAGGATCAGCGTGAATGAGCCGCCGGAGCCGCTTGCAGGAGGGTTGGATATCGTCAGTGTGGTGATCGCTGCGTTGAGCGACACCGTGAAGATATTGGACGTTTCAAGGTTCAATGTCAGCACGCCAGATGAGATTGTTGGGCTGGAGACAGATTCGGAATAGTCACGAAGTTTAGCCCGAATCAGTTCTGTGTCGAGCAGATTCTGCGGCCCCGTCAGGTCGCCATAGGCTCTGGCGGCTGCGTAGCCGAGTGCCGACCATGCCGAGCCAGTGCCGATCTTGTATTTGCCGGTGTCGGTTTCATAGCCGATCTCGCCGGATGCCAGCGTGGTGTTGGCGGATGTCCATGCTGCGGCGGTGTCTCGCCTGACTTGAATTAGTGCCATTAGTTTGCGATTGCATCCCCGCCATCGTAAGAGCCGGTGTTGGTGGTCAAGGCTGTGCCGCCGTCAATGGTGGCTGAGATTGGGGCGTAACGTGAGTCGGCATAGTCGCGAGTCAGGATTGAGTTGGCTGACCAGACTGTGACGTTGTCGAGTGTGGCGTTGGCTGATGAAAGGTTATAGCTTGCGGGTGTCATCCTGATCTCGCAACCGTCGCCCGTGTCGTCAACCGCATACATCACTGTGGATTGCGGGATATCGTAGATCGCGTAAAGCGGCGTCCCGTTGGCATCCACTTCACCCGTTGGGAGATTGGCTTCGTAGTATTGCCAGCCGCCGACACAAAATGTGCCGTTGCCCGCTCCTGCGAACGACTGGATCACGCCTTTGTGTTTTGAGGTGAAGACGCTCATGTTAGTTGATCTTCTGAAAAGGGGCGTAGCGTTCGTCACACATGCGGCGGTTCATGATCGTCCCGGTCGTCTGATTGGCACTAGCAATATAGGTCGTTTGCGTGAATTTCGTACTGACGATGAACGACGTTAAATCTCCGGTAATCAGCGTGCCCTGATTATTGACCGCAATCTGACTGAAAGTGGTTGCGTCCTGGTAAGCCAGCCCCGCCCCCGAAAGTGATGCACTATAACTGACGGACCTGTTGATTGTGCCGTTCGCATACCTGATCTGCAGGGAGGTCTGTGCGGAGCTTGGGGTGTATCTTGATTCGGACAATTGCAGTGCGGAAGAAGACGAAGAATTGGCGTTAAAACTGCGTGTTCCCACAGACACAGACCCGGCAGACGCCGTGTTTGGGTCTAGCCCGACATAAGTCTCAATCGCTGCATTAGCCGTTGTCAGATATGCTCGCGACACCCCATAAATCTGTCTTGATGTCAACGTGCCGTTGCTGATTGTTCCAGAGACGGGCCCTGCAATCGTTGCATTGCCCGAGGTCACGTTGGCATTGAGCGGGAAATATAGCCCGCCCGCCACGCTAGAAACATCGTTTGCCGTCAAGCTGACATTGCCCGCCCGCCCGTTGAACGCTGTCACACCGCCTGCCTGAGCCGACAGCAGCCCGTTGGCGTTGATCGACAGATTATCACCGACAATGACCCCGCCAAGGGTGGTGGTGGTCGCTGGCGACAGCACGGAGCCGGGGCCTTGCGGTCCCTGTACACCCATCGTCAGCACTTCGATTTGCTTATCACCAATCACTTGGATAGTGTCAGTCGTGCCGCTGCCTGTGACCGTCACCACATCAACGCGGGTTTCCGTGACTACGACTGTATCAGACACGTGTCACCTCCGGCGATACGGTCAGTGTTCCGCTCAAAAGCCGTGTGACCGCACCGCTGCCAAACAGGACTTCGAGATCATAGACTCCGTTGACCAGATTGGCAGTCACAGCAGGGTCAAGGCTGATTGCAATATTTCCGGTAGTCGCATTGCTGATCGACAGGCAAGCCGATGGTGATGTCAGCGATAAAGTGGTGTTGGCATCCGCGTAAGAGGTGCGGACCATCAAACGTGCCGTGCATCCGGTCAGGTTGACGGCGATGTTAGCGGACTTCCACTGAAGCGAACGGGCGAATGATGCACCGGCTTCAATCTCAAGGTTGTATGTTCCGGCCATTTATTCAACCTCCGCTTCAGGTGTCTCAGTTTCCGCAGGTTCTTCCGGCTCCACAGCCTCAGCCGCCGGAACTTCCTCCAGCTCACCAAGGCCCAAAGTCGCTCTTGCTTCGTTGATGGTAAAGATGCCCGCCCCGACACCAGCCGTGGCGATGTCCATCAGTGCTTTTCTATCAACGGACAGCTCTTCAATTTGTGAGGTGTCGAATCGCACGCACAACTCTGGGTTAGGCTGCGATGTCACACCGTCGCAGGCAATGGGCAGGGTTTGCACCAATCGAGTGAGTTCGCCAGCCACCAAGTCAAGAAATGGAATCACCGCGTCCCGCCACGACGCCTTGTTGGCCTCAACCAAGTTACTATAAGTCTTGCCCGTGTCAGGCTGTTTGAGCGACATAGGTGCCCATCCTAACACGCCACAGATGCGGGCGGTGGCTAAATCGGCCATTTCGCTGACGGATAGATCCTTTGGTGAAAAGCCCGGGCTTTTGATATCCATTTCCGATGTTCCGACGAACGGCCTGCCCACTGCTTTACCGCTCACCGCCCGTGCCAGATCAGACTGGACTTGCGATAGTTGCAGGTCAGATAGATTGCCGAGCGTTTTGAGCGACACGATCAGCGATGGCACGCCGGATCGGCTCAGAACGGTGGTCTCGTATTGACCGATGATTTTGACTAATGCCATTTCAGCCACGACAGAATCGAGCACCGAAACGCCACGCGATTGGGCATAACTGCTGCGGCCTTGACGGTAGGCCAGCATCAATTCGGCGGGAACGGAATAGTTGTATGCTCGCCCCCAATCGCTGCCCATCACTGGATATTCGATCACTTCGTTGATGCTTTCGCCCATGATCGGACGCATGATCCAAGGCGATGGGATCGGCATTAACTCAGTCACCGCATTACCAGCGGTGTTGGTGATCACCTGCACATAGGCGTTACCGTTATCGCATAGGCTGGCGTAAAGGTGTTCCAGCACCGTCGCATCTGATTCACCCGGTGATGGACGTTGCCAGAGGTATTGCAATGGGTGATCAATCGGCTTAAACCCGCCGTCCTCGTCCCAATAGCCCACTTGCATGATGGCTTTGGTGGAGTTGCGTCGCATCGCCTGAATCGCTGCCTGAACCACAGAAACCTGTGTGTACGGGCGTGCCAGCGTCATGTAGTCGTTGCTTAACCCCGTCATCATATCGACTGACCATGACGACGCGGCAATATCAGCGGTGTTGGCAGTGACACCGGTCCTGAGGGACTTGGTGAACCGATCTCGGATGTTTTCAAACAGTGTTGGCATAGTGGTCAAGACACCCATCGGAACGGTTGTACGGAACTCAAATAGCTGAACGTGTCGGCGGCGGCATCGACTTGGTCATCATGCTTGCCAGTCGGAAATGAGCACAATTCGTCAATGAAATCACGGTTCCAATCGCCGCGTTCCAGCTCGATGGAACCAGATTCAAACGCGGCGGCCATCGGCATCGCCCGCACTTCTTTGGAACCTGTTGGCCGTTTGCTGATGACTCCATAACCTATCAGGTTGCGGGTGTCATGCTGGACCTGATCGACACCAGCCGAGCCGGGGTCCTGTGCCAAATGGACGATGGTTTCGCGACCGTCGGTCTCGGCAATCTGGCGTTGGATTGTGCGACGGGTGGCAGGTGACCACTGGCCCCGTGAAACGTGTTTGATTCGATAAGTGTCGCCGGTTCTGCTCATCCACACACCAGCAGTGTAATCACCACCGCCCACCGTGGCGGCTGTGTCCCACGCTCGGCATGAGTTGGAGTTGTCTGGTATCGGTGATGGATCGACGATGCGGAACCATTCGGGCCGGAAGAAGCCGCCGTCACGGGGTGTTGGTGTCTGTTGGTAGAGTGCGGAAAAGGCGTAGGAACCGACGGTCTTCTTGATCCGCTCGAAGTCTTCCACGCTGTACCGTTCTGGCCAAAGTGCCTCGCCGGGATGACGACCGATCAGGTCGTCATCTTCGGCGATCGCCGGCAGGCTGACCACATCCCACTGTTCGCCACCGTCATTGGCCTGCTCTAGTAATTGACCAGCCAAGTCGAGCGAGTGCCAGCGTGTCATGATCAGGACGATTGCGGCGCCCGGGTGCAGGCGTGTGTACAGGTCATTTTGATACCAATCCATGACGCGAGCACGATAGGTGGGTGATTCGGCTTCAGCTCGCGACTTCACTGGGTCATCAATAATGACCAAGTCGGCACCATAGCCTGTCACACCTGATCCGACACCGACAGCGTACAGCCCGCCACCGTGTTCACTTGACCATTGATTCTGTTTGTTTTGGTCGTCGGAAAACTCGAAACCGAATTCCTTGGCGATCCGTCGCGTTTGTCGGCTGAAGGTGCAGGCCAGCGAGTGGTTGTAGGCCCCGATGATCACCCGTAAACTCTGGTCTAGTAACAGCCTGTAAGCAGCGTAATGAATGGTTGCCAGCTCGCTCTTGCCGTGCCTAGGCGGCAAGAACAGCATCAACCGTTTGCAATCACCGGTCGTCACCCTGTCCAGAGCCCGTCGGCATTCCGCTAAGTGTTCTGGCGACCACTGGTGTGCTGGCGTCGCGGCTTGGAGGAAGCGGTTTAAGCCCCTTGGGATTAACTGTTTTGCGTGGTGGCGTGTCGCACTCATTGTCGATGGCCGCCCAGTCGATTTGGGGTTTATCGCTGATTTCGATGTTCGTCGTCACCTTGCCGTCCATCCGGTCCCAGATCGCTGACCAGTACCGAAAGTCACCTTCCAGAGCCATCTTCAGGCCCTTTTGGACCATCGCCCGCAGGAGTTCTGGCTTAGATTCCAGCTCTGCCTCAAGGGCCGATTGGAGCGGCTTTTTTGGACGCCCACCAGCGTTGCCAGATGTTCCTTTGGGCCACGGTGGTCGAAGGTTTTGGAGGTTAGGTGGCATGATTTTTGTCTCCGATGTTATGCCGGTGTTTTTACCGAGGTCTCTCGAACGGCTACCATTCCTGTCAGATTCTCCCACCGTTTCACGATCACGTCACAATATTGGGGGCTGATTTCCATGCCGTAGCACTTGCGGTTGAGTTGTTCGGCGGCGATCAGTGTGGTGCCGGAACCGAGGAAGGGATCGTAGATGGTGTTATCAGTCTTGGTTAAATTGCCGACATAATGACATGCCACCGCAATCGGAAAGACTGCACCATGAATTGACGAGTCATGACCACTGGCTGTACCGTGCGAAAAGACATTCGACAGTTGACCACGCCCGAAAGACCCAGTTGAGATTCGCCGTGTCGGACCCTGTTCTGGTGAAAGCATTATTATGAATTCAAACGCACTCGTCATTACTTGTTCTGCCATGGCTGGTTGCGGGTTCGTTTTTACCCAAACAGCAGTATCAACAATGCGTGATGCGTACTCTCCGATAAGTTCACAGAGTGCGACCTTGTTCCCAGAAAGCATTTGAACATTTATGGCGACTAGCAGAGAGTGAGATATTGCTAAATCGGTAAAATCCCTGAAAAGCGATTGCCAATCGCCCGAGTTATCATCAATATCATTGTACGCACTCGACATGCCTTTACGGTGTCCGTTGCGAAGTCCAACAGACTTGCCCAGGTTGTAAGGTGGGGAAGTAAAGCAAAGATCCGCTTTCACCCCATCCATCAACCGTGCCACGTCCGCCGCCTTCGTCGAGTCGCCACAAAGCACCCTGTGTTCACCAAGAATCCACAGATCGCCAGCCTTGGTGATCGGGTCAGCGGGTGGCTCCGGAATCTCATCTTCAATGATCTCTTTATCCGCCCCAAGCAACTCACTCCCCAACCCCTCTACCAACGCATCAATCTCACCATCACTGTACCCTGCCGCGTTGGTATCGAACTCCTCCGATTGCAACGCCCGCAAGGTCTCAGCCAGCGCCGTGGTATCCCACTCGGCCAGTTCCGCCGTCCGGTTGTCAGCGATAGCGTAAGCGGTCGCAGCCGATCCAGTGAGCGACGATTCAACCACCTTGATCTCGCTCCATCCGAGCTTAACGGCTGCCATGTACCGACCGTTGCCGGACAGGATGATGCCCTTGGAGTCGATCACAATCGGGTGTTGCTGCCCAAACTTGCGCAGGCTGGCAACGATCGCGTCAATGTTCCGCTCCCCGTGCTTTCGCAGATTGGCAGGGTCTTGACTGATCGAGCCGATAGCGACTGTCTTGATTTTCATTTGAGCTTTCGGGTCCTGCGTTTGGCCTTCTTATCCCGCGATTCGGCTTCCATCTCAGAAGCCTCGGCGAAAATATCGTCAATCCGCTCGTTCTCAAGTTCGCGTTCAAAGCCTGTGGAATGACACGCGGCACAGTAGAGACGCGAACCGCGTTTGATCCCTCGGCAACGATCACACGTGGCCGGGTCTTGATCCTGCGTCTCAGGCGTCCAATCTCCCTGGCCGAACACCACACCAATCACGGCGGGTGCTTTGCGACCTTCTGAGGCGGCAATTTTGCGATAGGTGTTGCGACAGACGCCAAGTATCTGACAGGCCTTGGTGTCCGGGATATCCATGTATTTGAGCGCAATCGCCAGTGATCGGCGAACCGTCCCGACATCAATATCAGACCGCTTTCGGCCACTCAAAGTGACCTTCACGCCGGATTGACTGACAATCATGATGTTCGCCCTCATTACCTATAAGGTGTAATATGTGTGCAACTATTCCGTTTCGATGGCTGCAAGTCATGGTGTGCAAACGAATTAAAAAATATTAATTTTGTTCACGCCTCCTGCGGGTGTGGTACTCCACCAGACTGACTGGAGGTAACGGGATCGGCCCCAAGTCAGCCAGGTTAGCCTTGTCACCGTGCAATACCCGAAGCCGCGACCATTCGTGGCTTCGTTGGGTCAGTTGGCATCGCCATTCCCACTCTGTTCTCGCTTGTTTTTGCATTTAGGGTCCCACTTCGGTTTGGGTTCTGGGTCGGAAAGGAAAACAGACGAGACATTGGTGATGATGTCGGGGTCGTCCGTGTCTACCTGGTAACTCACGGCGTGGTTCTCCTGCCTCCGGCCATGAAGGATCATGTTGCGAACCGTGTAAAATGCAACCATAAAACGAGCCATCATGCACCACCTGCCCATAGGGCCATGCAAACCGCATCGGCCTCCCCATCGGTCAACTTACCGATCGCTGGAAAGCGTCCATTGCAATATACGACAGATCGCTTCTTTTTCAGATTGGAATCAATGCCGTTCAGAATGGATTGCCATTTCTGAGGCGTCACATATTCAAACGGCATTGTAATTCCCGCCAGAACACCTTCGA